AGTACCAATAGAACTGCTATCACTATCCAAGTCAATCTTATACTTCTTACTTAACTTGATTACTTTGGTAATAGCGTTAGCGTGGTTAGTGAATGATTTATACCAAGATTCATCGAATACGAAACCAACCATATCATTGACTTGGTTCATCGTAGGGTATTTGTTATTCTGTTGCTTATATTCTAAGAACTTTATAACACCTGTTTCGTGCTGAGGAGTAGAAGGAGTTCCTTGAGATTTCTCTGATTGGAAGAAGAACCCTTTACCTGAACTGAATTTTAATAGAACCTTACCTGAACCAACAATAACCTTAGTAGTATCACCATCGACAACCGTATCGAATACAGACATATACTTGGTTATCTTCGCTAGAGTTCTCTTATCTGTTACTTTAATTTCCGTTTGTGTAGAATCGTTGAAAGACTTAGATTGCTTACCAACAGCATCATAGTGTATATCATCTACAGTGTCTGGGTTCATCTTAACGAAGTCTACAAGGCGTTTGGCTATCTTACCTTTATCCTTGTTCTTAAAGGTTGGTTCTTCACCGACCTTATACTTAGCGAAGGCACCTTCTGTTAGGAACGTCTTAAATTGCTTCATATTACTTACCAGTACTCGACATTTTCTTCATTGCCTTTGTTAATTCCCCTTTAGGGATACTCTTAATAATCCAAGTGTATAATTCGGTCATTACCTGAAGCTCACGCATTATAGACTTACCACGTTGCTTTAGTGTCAGATATTTGAAGTCTTTGATTACACCACCCTTAGCTTTAGATCTGTCAGAACCTGTCGGTGCCATCCAAATTGTATTCTTAGGGTTATTTAATACTACGTGAATAGAACCGTTTAGTTGGATCAATTCTTTACTCTTACCAGCAAGGAGTTCGTATATAGTAGCACCCGCACCAGAATGCGTAGAGAACATAATGTCGTCAGGGACGATTCTTTCTCTAGATTTGTTCTGTTTGATTGCTATATTATATTCTTGAAGAACCCATATAAGGTGGATATTGGCTGGGTTGTAACCTGCGTTTAACAGGTCAGGCATCATCTTCTTAACTTTCTTTATATCGTTGAAAGTCATATCGAACATGATGTTAGGGAGGGTTTCTTTCTTACTCATTTGCGTTATCATTAAACGCATCGTGCGATCTTTAATATCTTTCTTAAGGATGAAAGCGTGCATGGCTGCTACGTCTTCAGGCTTCTTAAGGTCAAGCCCTTGAATCTCTGGATACTTATCCTTTAATGCTGCGATCTTTAAGAATGATTTCTTCCATTCATCAACGTCACGGACTTTGAACTTCTCGCCTTCCATGAAGTTATCACGAGCGAATCCCTTACCTGATCCAGCACCACCAGCAAGAAATACGATTTGACCGTACTTCTTACCGTTGTTGATGAGGATCATCTTTTCTTGAAGGGAGTGCCCTTTAAAATCTATCATCGAAATAATGTCCACCTATAGTTTACTATTATTTATAAGATTTTAATTATATCTTCTAAGTTATCTATGTCAGACCATTTCTTTAGTTTGACCAGTTTTTTAGTAATACCCTTGAGAACCTTATCCTCTGATATCACCCCATTATGATAAAGAATGAGCACCATAGCTAGGAGGTCGCTAATCTCCGTCTCGAGGTGAGCCAAGTTCTTCTTATCGTCAAGCCCAAACCTCTGGAGCTTACAAGAAGCTTGGATTACCTCAGCACATTCTTCATTTAGAATCGTCAGTATCTCGTTCACCGATCACATAATCCTTAGCCGCTGTTGCGTCTTCTAATATTTTCAGTAGGATTTGACCTACCGCCTCATTGAATTCTCTACTTCCGTGAGGGTTTTCGTATAGGTAATCAACCACATCGTAATCAAACGACATAGATTCGTCATCAGGTAATAGCTTTATGCTGTTGTAACAATACACTACCCCATCATGTTTACCACCTTTAAGTTGGACGTACCACTGATCTTGATCTAAGTCCTTTTCAGTAAACGTCCACGAATCATATAGCTTCTCTTTCATTAGAGTTCTCCTATAGGGAATATCTCTGCGATAATCTTACCACAAGCCTTAGCGATATCCATATGCTCTTTCTGTGTACCGTTAGCCTGACGAAGTTCAATGTAGTGGATCCAAGAGCGCATAGTGCCGTTTATATATAAACGTGATACAGTATTCCCTTCTGGGAGTACAACACGAGCTTGTTCTTTAGCGATACCTTTAGTGATTGCCCACTGGTAGGCTGAGTTGGCTGCGGAGATTGCTCTTCGTTGATACTCATTCCACTCTTCTTGGAGTTGAGGGTCGTCGATTTCAACGGAGTTTTGACGGTTCTTTGTGTCTTGGAGACGCGCTTCTCTAAGGACGAATTCAAGGTCTTTTGTGGGATCAGCATAACGTTGTGAATACTCCTGGAAAGCGAAAGACCGATGACGTAGCATCTGACGTGCGATATCCCTTGTAGTTTCTACTTCCATACAGACCGAAACCATCTCTAGTGGGCTCCAATGCTGGTGCTTAATCAGATACTTGATTAACTTAGCTCCGGACTCATAGTTGTCTTGGTTATCTGGGGCAGATACCCTAGCGCAAAACGATACTAAATCCATCGTCTCATTCTTATTGGAATCGAACGTAAGTACAGGTGGGCGACTATAACTAATTAACTTAGCCTTCATAGATCATCCCCTAGTTCTGGGTCTCGACGTGTGTCCCAAATACCAGCATTACCACCACGATCTGCGTATTGCTTTTGGGCTTTCTCGTAGCCTTCAGCGATTAAACGTTCGAACGTATTGAACAACCGAACGAACTTCATTTCGTACAATACACGGACGCTATTAACAACTTCTTCGGTATTAACTTCAGGTTCATTGAGTGACTCTTTTATTAAATCTAGGTCTTCAATAACTCCCCAGCAATCCATAATATGTTCTTCTAACTTAAATCTTGTATCCATAATAATTCTCCTAAATTTTAAATCCTTCGAATCCACCACCTGATGAACTCACTTGGTCTGTACTCAGTGTTTGTGCTGAGTCTTCTACATCATATAACCGCATCTTAGCTCGGTCAACACCTAATACGAAACGACGAGTAGTACCTGTTGGGTCGTTATATCGGTTCTTTAATTGTTTAACCATTATCTGGTTAAGCCCTTCCAGCTCCTCAGTAGATATTAATGCGAACATTAAGTCGGCTGTGGCAGGTAATCCAAACGACTCCGAAGTATCTGTTAAACCAACATCAGAGTTATCGTAACCACTACGAGTAGTCTGTGTTGCCGTTAATACAGGAACGTTATTCTCTACAGCTAATCCACGAAGTTCCTCAGCAATGGCCTTGACATACGTATAGGTATCTCCAGTCATCTTCATACGGGCTGAAGAGCATATGTTAAGATAGTCTACACAAATAAGGTCAGGGATGAAGCTTCGTTTAAGCTTAAGCTCAGTTAACAAGGCACGAAAGTGTCCCACGTTAGCTGCTCCAGTTGGATATTCTTTAATGATTAACTTACCAACGCCCTTCTTATTGATGTTATTAACCTTATTATCAAAAGCTTCTCTTGATAGATCGGTTAACTTGTCAATAGGGACGTTCATTAAGTTGGCATCGATACGTTCAGCTACACGCTCCTCACTCATCTCCATAGTAATGTACAATACATTCTTATGTTGAGATAGAGCAGCAGCAGAGACGTGACACATGAACAAGGACTTACCTACACCCGTTCCCGCGAGAGCAACGTTCAGAGACTTATTAACCAAACCACCCTTAGTGATTGTGTTAAACATCTCTAGATCGAACGGTAAATGCTCCTCGGTTCTGTGATAGAAGTCATAACGTTCATTAGCGTTATCGATATAATCGTGTCCGACGTTCGTATCAAAGGTAATTGATAGAGCCTCAGATAACAATTCAGGGAGAGCATTCTTCGTTAGTGATTCATGCTTACCGTCAATGATATTAATAGAGTCCATTATAGCTAAGAAAATAGATCGGTCTTGACACCACTTCTCTGTTTTCTGTAACAACCAATCACCGTCAACTTCATCGGTCTTTGAAGCAAGGTCTCCTATGATAGAAAAGGTTTCTGGTACGAGATCTCCAGGAATGTCAGACTTTTGTTTCATTTCAATAGAGAGGGCTTCCTCATTAGGAACCTTCTCGTATTTATTAACAAAGTCTACAACCCCATCGAATACGACCTTATGTGCCCCATCGAAGTATTTCGACTTCAGATGGGGAATGGTTTTTCTCATAAAAGACTCGTCTTGAATGAGGTTTCTCAAAATAGTAGTTTCTAAATTCATAGTACCTATTATACTCTATATCATAACAAAAGACAAGTTTATTTGATCATTTCCGCATGACCAACTTCATATTCACTTTTCAGGTACGCTTTGAAGTCCGTGTTAGCAAAGATAGGATCCCAGAACTCCTTAGTTAAGGTCTCTTTGAATCGTACTTTCTTATCTTCGACTTCACCAGTCTTAGTATCCACTCTAGAATACCAACCGATTGTAGGCTTGGCCACATAGTTACCTTTCAACCCCACGTCCAGCAATCCTGAGTATGGAGCGATACCACCTTCCCAAGTAACCGAGATAGGAATCTTAGATTTCTCTTTAACGAAACGAGACTTCTCTACGTTGATGATGAAGTTATACCCTTCGATCTCCGTGCCTTTCTTCTCTTGTTGACGACCAATGATCCAGATGTTATCACTAGAGTAGTAGATACCTGTACCACCAGAAACGATAGCTTTAGGGAATAGACCAATCTCTTGATACGTATGGTTGATTGCTAATAGAGGAACATCCTTCATAGTAAGGTATGGTGTCGTCATACGGAACAGACTCTTTAAAGCCTTAGCTCTAGACATATCACCTACTGACTTCTCATTCTTAGCGTCTTCTAATTCCTTCTTAGAGGCCAAGTTACCTACTGAGTCGATGATGATAATAACCTTATCTTTACGCTCGATATTCTCTAGTTGGTTAATCAAGTCGAACTTAAGTTCCTCGACGTCCATAATAGGTGTGTGTAATACACGAGACGTATCAATACCAAACGAGGTAAAGTATTGCTGAGGTGAACCGAACTCTGAATCATAGAACAACAGAACGGCATCTTCATGCTTCTTAAGATACGCGGCAGCCATTAGTAAGGCGAACGAAGTCTTAAAGTGTTTAGATGGCCCAGCCAGTGTAGTCAGACCTGACGACAAACCACCATCAGGATCACCCGATAATGCGACGTTGATCATAGGGACTGGGGTCGTGGTCATCTCCTTATCGGAGAAGAGTTTCGATTTATTCAGAGGAGCACTCGATTTGATACGACTGTTCTTCTCTAGTTTATCCATTATACCCATAACTATACCTCCTTCACAAACATACCTTCAGGGGTTAGATGCCCTTTACGGTCTTTAATTTCATCATATGCTCCAGCGATACACTCAGTCATATCAAACCCACCTGTCATACAAACACCACGTAAGGTAACATAAATGTCGCCGATAGCATCCATAGTCTCAGCTCGGTCACTCTTATTAAGTGCGTCCAATAGCTCAGTAGTTTCTTCTAACGTCTTGATAGCCTGCGACATCGGTTTACCGTTTTCAGTGATACCCCTCTCGTTAAACCATTTATCGATGTTACTATTCAATTCATCCATTACACATTCTCCACATTTTAAATTTGGCCATACACATATTCTATAGCACCTGTTGCTTCTTTCTCTAACGGTCGGTCATTATACCAACCACCGTTATCCATATCAATCTGTTTACACAGACTACTTACTTCTCTTGCTGATATCGGATACTTCTTCTTCAAAGCGTTACCAGCTATTGATATCATAATTTGATACATCTTATGATACCAGCCAGTCTCCGAGATCATACCATATTCCTGTACTAACCGCTTGTTGACAAACGGACAGTCCCTGTAATTACTCCAACGAACATCCGTATTCGTCATCTCAGACTTCCTATGAGCCATTATCTGAAGACGCATTGACTCAGGAAGAGAGTCCATAAACGAGTTACCAGTCTTCACTACGAACTCGTGCTTATCCATAAGCACTTGAGGGTTAATAGATTTACCACTATTACTGAAGATAAAGTTATCAGCCCCTGCGTAAGTTCCTGGAACGTAATACATACGGCTCAGGTCTTTAGTCTGAACATCACCCAAGTCACCCAACTCCCTGTTGAGGGCATACCAGAAGTGTTTAATCTTATCGTTATTAATATCATATTCCAGAGGGAATACAATCCTGAACTTAGGTTTACCCTTTGTAGATGAGGCAGTAGAATAACAAATGTATTCATAGTCTCCCCACCTAGTGTTCAGTTCGGTCTTAATATCACCAACTAGATCGTGATCATCAACATCCAACGCAGCCCAACCTGCCCAGCAAAGCACGTTATTGTTAGCCCTAGTAGAGCCTTCAGCGTAAACTGCTGGGGTCATTAGAGATGCGTCAGACTTAGATTCATACACAGCTTTAGACGCTTCAAACAAAAACCTACTGAAGTGGCCGAAGTCCTCGAAGTCTATTCGTTTATCGGTCTTGTTGTCGTAGATGTTTTTGTATATAGTTAAAGCAGTCATAGTAGATATTATACCGTATTAATGTAATAAAGTCAAGTTAAAAGAAGTCTTCAATTGAAACTTCTTTCTCAACCTTCCAACCCACCGCATCAAGTATCGGAGTGATCACCGATAAGAACGTCTTATCGAATTGAGTGTTATAATCAACATAGCTTGCTAGTCCGAGTTCATCAGGCAGGTAGTCTATGAAGGAGATAACATTCTCTCTAATAGGATTAGGTTGGGTCAAGTAAGTGAACTTAATCTTATCACCTGATTCAATCTTAGTCGTATTGACTGGGGTTGTGTGGTGATTATGTAGGATAGCCCCTCTAACGTGGATCGGTGTACCTTTCTCATAGATACCTCCAGAACCCTTAGTGGTCCATTTATCTATACCGTTAACACCTCGAGGGAAAGCGACCTCCTCTGGATTAGCCTTGTTAAATTTAACTTTAAACTGGGCAATCTCTTTTTGGACTTCCTCCTCGCTTTTGGATATAATCGTTTTGAATATAGCCTTTAGTGAATTACGACAAATCATCGGAGTGGATGATTTAACGGCTTCGATGCCCATGATCTTAAGCTTGGGCTCAGCGTACTGAACACCCTCGTTATTATGTACATTGAGTATGTAGCGTTTCTTAGCAGTCCATATACCACGATCAGCAATAGCCTCACGAGCCATTACCATCTTATTGGTACGACCACCTAGACGAGCGTACAAGTCAGCATAGCAGTCCTTAAGAACCACTTCCAATTGCTCCTCACAAACCCTGTCTAAGAACTTAACTGGATTCTTAGGCTTAACGAGATCAACCAAATCACCTAACTGTACGTACACAGAGTCGGTATCGATTGCTACAATGTAATCCTTCTCAGTCTTAAGGACACCTTGAAGGTATCCGTTTAAGGCTTTCTCAGCGTACTTGATAGTGGCTTGACCTGTTAAGGTGATAGCCTCTGCGATGTTTCGGTCATAGTAGCGGAACCACTTATTACCCATAGCACCATACAGCGAGTTCAATAGAAGCTTAATGGACATCTGGTTATTCTTAGCGATGTTAATACGTCTCTCAACGTCATATCGTCCTTGAACATCATCCTTAGCGATTGACTCCATATCCTGTTGAGCTTTAAGCATAGCCTGTTTAAAGCCTACACGATTGTTGTACATACCTTCAATGATACGAGGGAACACTCCATGCTCTGCTGTCTTATAACGTGTACCGTTAATAGCTAATGCCGTCCCTTCCATATTATTCTGTACACGACCTTCCATAAACGAATCAACGTTCACTCCAGGAGTTATACCAGATATAATAGTCTCTGGGCTCATATTGTATTGCATGATGATAGAGGGATATAGAGAGTTCAAGTCAAACGAACAAACCCAGTCATGCTTACCGACTTGAGGTTCCTTCACATACCCTCCAGGATATGTTCCCGAATCAGTATCAACTTTAGGAGGTATTACAACATTCATTAACGATAGGTCTCTATAGATTATAGTATCCCAGATCGCTACAGTACCAAACACGTCACCGTAGTTAGAACCAGAGTTGTAAGCCATAGTAAGAGCCAACGAGATCAGGTCTAGCTTATCGTCCAATCTATCAACGATATCCACGTCCTTGATGTTATAGTTAATGAACTTTTGATAGTCCTTTTCGTATAGCTCGTTTAAGTCAGAGTATTCATCGAATGATAGTTTAGAATCACCCAATACTACGTTAGCAATATTGTCTAGTTTATAAGACTCCTGCGTACCGTACTCGTGAGCGAACTTCTTGAAGAGTGCTAGATAGTCCATTATAACAACACCACCCAGCTTATATTGAAGCTTCGGTTCGAAGAAACCAGTAGATTTCTTAGGAGTGTCGTCCTTAACATCACCCCAAGGCGATAGACGCTTCATAACTTCCTTACCACAAACCTTTTCGATACGGTTGACCAAATAGGGTATGTCGAACTCGTTAACGTTCCAGCCTGTAATGATATCAACATCACTCATATGAGCAACGTATCTCGTAAGCAATTCCTGCTCATCAATACATCTGACATAGTTTACGTTAGGCTTCTCGACGGTATACTTACCACAGCCGAAGACGTGGAAGATCTTATCGATATTGTTCTTACAACAAATCGCAGTTACTTCCTGATCAGCCTGTTCTGGATAAGGAAAGCCGCTTTCAGACTTACACTCGATATCGATAGAGGTCACGTTTATTAGATCACGATCCCATTCAATATTTCCAGGGAACTTCTCGTTAACGTATTGTGTAGCGAAGTTGGTCTGGCCATAAACACCGAAACCACTTATATTGGCATGCGATTTGACGAAGGTAGTACCCTCGGCCATATCACTAAATTGGATTGGTTCTACCTTAGTCCCGTCGATGGACTGGTAGCCAGTTTGAAGCTTATTTGATTTAACATAAAGTGTTGGCTCAAACGGTACAAGGCGTTGAACCTTGAGACCGTTTTCGTAGCCGATATACCTTATATTCCTGCCATACCTATAAACATTAGTATAGAATTTCATAACATAGTACCTTAATTCGTTAACCTATTATACCCTATTTCAGGGCATAAATCAACTATAAGTTACTAATAAGCTCAAGGTATTTTTCTAGAAGTTCTTCATCTGGTTCAATAGTCCACACTACCGCACCTTGATGTAAGGTTATAGTGTCTGTAAGACCATATGCGATATAAGGTTCGAAGTTAATTCCACCTTCTTCAGCTCGGAAGATAACACAAGGTTTCTGAATAGAACCTTCTGTATATGTTCCCATAAGCTCTTCGCCTGACACCAACTTTACTATTTTTACTGTTCCACTCATTTTACTTCTCCATAAACGGGGTGCGAACACCCCTATAAATTAACCCAGCAATAGTTGTTTAGCACCAGTGCTTAGTTCACCAAGGTTGATCGTGGTAGGTTTGTCTTCCTCAGGAATGACATTCTCCAGACCAACTAATAATAATCCATCTACGATATCAGCACCTAAGACAACCATTGTATCAGCGAGCGTAAATTTACGTTCGAACTGACGAGCAGAGATACCACGATGGATATACTCATTAGGGTCTGGGCGTTCTTGGCTTCCTTTAATAGTCAGCTGCCCTTTCTCTAGAGTTAGGGTGATATCATCCTTCTTGAATCCCGCAACAGCGATTTCAATTAGGAATTTATTCTCTTCTTTCTTGACAACGTTATACGGGGGATATCCCTGTGTGCGTTGAGTTTGAGGTTGTTCTAGTGCATCGAAGATGCTATCGAATCCGAAAAATATGTCTCTCGGGAATGTATGCGTAGTTGCATTCATTATGTTTGCTCCTTATATTAAGCGAGTTTAATTAGCCGACCCTTAATAGGCATCGGCTGGTTTAGATCGGAGCTACCTAACTCCGATGTTATACTTAGGACATAAGTCCCAATTAATCTTATCTTTATGTGAGATAATTTTAATCTGATTTAGAGGAGCGGTATCACCAATCTCTGAAACAACCTCTAACAATCCCCAATCACTGAGCAATTGTACGATGGTGTTTCTCCTACCTAGATCGTTCGTAGATAGATTAGAAGGTTTGCCGTCCAATAGAAATAATTCTTTAAAGTGTGTTATGAAATATCGACCTTGCTTGTGTAAGATATGACACGACTGATATAGTTTGGAATCCTTCTTTGAAGCCACTCCAATCCTAGTCAATGTCTCTTTTATCTTAAGAAAATCATCAGGCTCTGCTAACGTTACTTCTAACATAAGACTTGTATCCCAATTAACCAATTCATCCTTTTTGTACTCCACCATGACTAATACGTTCCTTTATTATTTTCAAGTTTTGCTTACTTAAAAGTGGGAGGACGTCACGAGCCTTTTCATTAGAGTACCCATAATATTGCTTTATCGCATCTATATCAACAGACGAACCGCTCTTATTCCACTTTGAGAAACGATTGCGTTTCCTGATAGTATTTATAAGAAAATCATATTGGAGTTTCCCGCCGATATGATGGTACTGGTTCATCTCATTAGCGAACAAGATAGTATCAGGGAAGTAGGATAGTCCACGGTTAACCATAAAGGCGTTGTAGGACTTTTCCTCCTCCATAATATACTTCTTGCTATTGCTTATGGATTTGATATATTCGAAGGGATTCACTTGAAGTTAACCTGAGACATAATCTCTGTTAGACAAGCTACCACGTTCAACTCATGATCAGCCATGAAGGAGTCTTTATAACTGTACTCAGCTAAGACTAACACCAGTTGAGGTACACTCTGAGGGTCTACATAATCCATCATATTATCATAGATCATACGGAACAACTTAGTGGATTCGATGTCAATGTTATCAGTAACCCATTTACGCATACCTTTAAAGTTCTTACCTTTAAGGTCGTCCATCAAACTCTTGATAGATACGTCAGACAAGTTAACAAGGATACCAGAGTCAATAGAACCCGATAGACCGTAACGTTGACATTCGTTAATAACACGACGCCAGTCAGGGATGTACTTCATGATCATCTCAGCGATCACAGCGTCATCATACTTAATGCCTTCCGTGGTTAAGATATACTGAAGACGTTCCATAAAGCCGCCAGCAAGAGTAGCCTTAGCACCTACGTTGAATTCATATACAGAACAACGAGAGTGGAGAGGTTCGATGATGCGGTTTTTAAAGTTACAGGTTAGGATGAACCGACAGTTGTTAGAGAATTCTTCAATGAATCCACGTAAGGCTGGTTGGGTTGATTGGGGGTTTAGGTAGTCCGCTTCGTC